TGTGCGTAGGCTGCTGTCATAGGCGATGCACCATAAAACTGCATGGCATCAGCCACTGTGGTGTCACGGATCATGGTGGCGTTGGCCTCGCGCCTGAATTCACGGTTGGGTTCACTGCCCACAAAGGCAAAGTCAAGGCGACTGCTGAGCTCACAGGTGGTGACCATGGCCTGGTAATCCACCGGCGTGCCGCCCGCCATATAGGTGAAGGTGCGCTCTACGCTATCAGTGCGGGTGATGCGTACAAACTGGCGTTTCTCTGCGGGCTTGCCTTCGTCTTGCACCAGCACCAAGGTGCGGCCAATGGGCGGCGCGGCTGTGCCTACGCGGTGAAAAATCTGCACATTGCCCTGCCCCTGCACATGGTTGCCCAGCAAGAGTCCGTTCCACTCAGTGCCTGCAATCAGGTAGTTGGCAATGGCAGTAGCTATCTCTGTGCGCTTGGCAAAGAAGTTGCAAGCGGCAATGGTGACGCTGACGTTGGGGTCGGTGGCGGGCTGGTCAATGATGATGTTGGCATCCATCAGCTGCTGGGTATCGCCCGTCTGCACGGCAGCAAACTGCTGGCGAATGCTGACATCACCCCCGGCACGGTCTATTTCGGTGATGTCGTCAAAGCTCTGGTTGCTCTTGCCCCACTCAATGACATTGCCCGTGGGGCCACCACCGCCTTCAGGCACATCGGCCATGACCTTGGATTTGAGCAGCTTGATATCGCCATCTTGGATAGACATATTGTTTTTCTCTCGCTTCAAACAGTGATCAGCCGCAGCGTGGCAACGTAGGGGCTGGTGCCCACCGGCAGCTCTGGGCGGCTGATGGGCTGGGCCTCAATAGCGTCTTCTGGGGCAAACATGACCGTGTATTGCTCACCACCGGCCAGCTGCAGCACGTAGCGGCCCTCGGGCGCATCAGCCAGTGCACGCACAGCCAGCAAGGTGGCACGGCGAATCCAGCCCTGGTCTTGCGCACCCTGCAACGTGATGGAGCGGCCCGCCAGCTTGGGGGCCACATCAATGATTTGTGCGCCGGTGATGCTGCGCTCCACACTGCGCTGGGCAGCCACCCATGCAAACTCATCCACCCACAACATGCCGCTGGGCAGCGCAATACCGTTGAGAAAGTGCGAGGCCATCAGACAGCCGCCCCTGTCAGCCGGGCGCTGCGCTCCAGCTCACCCAGCAGGTTCTGCAGCACATTGCTGCCCGCTTCATCGGTCTGGATAGCGCCCAGCTCGCGCCCGCCGAAGGAGATTTCGTGGCGGTGCGTTTGCACCAGCTGCTGCGCCGTATTGGCTGCAGGCCCTTGTGCGCTGGCCTGCGCAGCTTGTTGAGGGATGGCCGAGCTGGCGGCCTGCTGCAACTTGATTTGCTTGCGCGCACCTTCCATGGCGAACTTGGTGGTGTCGTACATGTAGTTGCCCAGCTGGCCCCGGCTCTTGGTGTCAAAAGGGTTTTGCTCTTTGTACTGGCGTTGCCACTCTTTCCACCAGGCATCCAGCTCGGCCTCAGTTCGCATGTTTGCTGGCACCAGATTCTGAATTGGGCTGGTGGTGCCACGCTCGGCAATATTGGGGGATCCAAAAGGCTTGACCCCGTCGCTATCTTGCGCCTCAGCAGCACGACGCATGCCGTGAATGCGCTGGCCTGCACGATCTGCCGCTTGACCCACCTTGTCAAAGTCGCTGACCATGCGCCCCGCAGCCCGCGCCGTGGCGCGCTCGGTACTGACAACAGCTTTTCCAGCACGATCCAGCGATATTTCATAACCTCTGACAGCAGCCTCAGTCTTAACCCATGCAGGCGCAACTCCATTTGCCGCATTAATAGCCGACTCTGCTGCACGCTGAAAAGCGCCTGCCACTTCACGCTGGCTGGCCGTCCCACTGCGCGCAATCACGTCGTAAGTCTTTTTGGCTTCAGTGGCTGTCTCTCGCAAAGAGGCATCTGAAACCACCCCCAACCGCCGCATAGCTTCTGCAACACTCTGGATACCGGGCGTGGCCTCCTCCAATGCAATCTGCAACTGACGAGCCTTCTTAGCAGCTTGGTCCAGCAGCCCATTGGCTACCGTTGCGCCCAGCTCTTTGCGCAGCCCTTCTAGCTTTCCGCGCAATACATCTAACGCTTTACTGCTATCTGCTGTATCAATAGCCTTGGCAAAGCTGGTTTGCAGCGCTGCAGCGGCATCCACACCCTGCGCACGCAAACGGTCATATGAACTTGCAATTGCATCTACATCGTTAATTGCACTACGACTGGCTGCACCAATGCGCCCCTGCAGGTTGTCCATATTCAAACCCGCACGCTCAATAGCAACTGACAGTGCCGCATCCATGACGTGTGCCAATTGCTCAGTCTCACGCTTTGCACCGGACAACGCTGCACGGGCATTTACCTCGAACACACCCAAATCCACCCCTGCAAGCGCATCTGTCCAGGCTTGCGAAAACTGCTGTGCAGTGATCTTGCCGTCTGCCAACAACTTATCCAGCACAGATGCGGCATTCTGGATGCCTGGTTGAGAACCCAGGTCAAAATCCTTACCAATTTTTCCAAGTGCTTCGGATACGGTTTCGCCTTTTTCGATTAACCCATCAAAGGTGGCGATGACGCCGCTACCAGCTTTGGTCAGGCCAAATGATGCTTCCTGCGCAGCCTGCTGAGCATCCGCGTATCTTTTTTGTGCTGCCGCAGCTTCATTGGCCAGCTCTTGCTGCGCTTTCATATGGCTATTTGTGCGTCGCTGCTGCTCCTCAAAATCACGCATGCGTTTGCCGGCATCGGTGAAGCCCATCCCCCACTCAACCAACCCCGTAATGCCGCTTTTAATTTCACCGTTAAAGAGCACCAAGGTCGCTAACAAACCAACAGGACCACCCAGTAAACCCGTCAAACCGGCCACCGAACGACCCAATACGCCCATTTGCACCGCACTACCCGCAGCACGCGCACCACCTGCAGCTACAGCCGCATTGGCTGCCAACTGCGCCTTTGCAGCTTGACCGCTGAAGATCGCAGCATTCTGGGCATTCTTGGCAAATGCGGCCTGCATGAATGCAGAGGTTTTAGCCGTAGCAGCCTGCGCTCCCATTGCCGCAGCGCCTGCGCCAACAGCAGCAGCATTGGCCTTCTGAGCAACAGTGTTGGCTGCTGTTGCTACCGTATTTGCCTCCATTGCCATGGTGGCCGTCAGTGTTTTAGTTGCCCATGCACCGAAATCCCCAGCAAGCTGAGCCACCTTAATAGCCGCCCACAACTTGCCCGCTGTTTGAAGCGTAGACACCAATGTGTCCAAGTTCTCCGCCAGAAAATTGATCGCCTTGGCAGCGTTTTCACTACTGAGCATGCCCGCATCAGAGCTACCGACATAAAGAGTCCACTGTGTGCGCAGGTTCTGCAGCGCTCGACCAACTGTTGCTGGCAAGGTTTCAAACTCAGCTGCCAAAACTGCTGCCTGACCTTGCAAAGCCTTAATTACAGTCGCTGTGGTCAACTGCCCCAAATTGGCCATCTTGCGCAACTCACCCGTAGTTACACCTAAGCCATCGGCCAAAGCCCGCGCCAAGCGAGGCGCCTGTTCCATGATCGAGTTAAATTCTTCCCCACGCAAAACACCAGACTGCAAGCCTTGAATCAACTGTGTCATGGCCGCATTTGCTGATTCAGCACTACCTCCAGACAACTGCGTGGCTTGATTAATGGTCTGCGTCAAGCCTAAGGACTGCTGAGCAGCAACCCCTGCCGAAAGCCCTGCGCTCTTTCCCGCATCTGCTATCCGGGCGAAAAGTGTTGCGGTGCCATCCAGAGCAGAGTTCGTATCCAACGCGATTTGGGAGACACGATCCCAAGACGTAGCAAATAACGCACCCTCACCTGTAGCCAACTTAACTCGAGCCTGCAGATTCTTGAAAGAATCCGCAACATCAGCAATCTCCTTGCCCTTGCTGATCGCCCAATTTCCACCCAAGGCAACCATAGCAATGCTTTGGATTCGCTGGATCTGCTGAGAAACCTCCCCCAGTCCATCACGCAAGGTGCGCGTGGCAGCAAGTTGCTGAACAGACGAAGTTTTGGCCGCTGCTGCTGACTGCTGGTAAGCAGGTGCCATACGCTGCACTTCTTGGCGCACTTGGGCAATCGCTCCCTGCAAGTTACGCTCGTGCCGACCCAGGTCTGTAGTCGCAACCCCTAAACGCGCCATTTGCCCAGTGGCATCACTCAACGCAGCACGTTTTTGCTGAAGCTCTTTGGAGACCACGCGAACAGCAGCTACCGAACCCTTATATTCCTGCTGCAACGCTGCTTCAGCGCGCGCAGCTTTTTGCGCCTCTACTGCGACTTGCTGCAGGGCACTTTTTCGCTGATTCAGCTCAGTTTTAGCCGCAACAATGGCTGCTTTCAAACCCTCCTCAGAGCGTTTGAAGTCATCAGTTTTCTTGCCTGCCGAGTCGGTTTCTTTTCGCAGAGCAATTAAGGCTCCCTGCTTTGAAGACAGAGCAGCCTTTGCACCATCCAATGCTGTTTTGGCAGCATTTTCCGCCTCTGAAAAAACTTTGGTCGCCTGCGCGGCAGGCCGCAACTGCGCACCCAATTGCTCAACATCACCCTTAGCTGCGCGAAAGTCCCCGGCCAAATCTCGAGTTTGCCCACCCAGCTCTTTAAACAACTCCAGCGCACGCTGCTTTGCACCCAGAGCCTCAAGTGCGTTTGCAGCCTCCAGAGCATGCTCTTTTAAGTCCTCATCAAGCACACCACCCAAAGAGCGCAAATCATTCGCCAGGTCATCAACATTTCGCTGACCTTTAACAATTGCTTCAATGGCGATTTGAATAGGTTTTGGTGTGGACATGAGGTACCAAGCAAATCAACGGTTTGCACTGCAGCCGGTAAAGCCACAGTGCAAACCGCCCCGGCGTAGCCGGGCGGTTGTTAAAGATGTTGTTACGCTGTTACTGGACGGCCATCGCAATAAATGGCTTCGGCGTTGGCAGGCTTCAAAGCCTCCAGATCGAACTCCATTGCCACCACATCAGTGCCCTCTGCAATCAAGTTCAAATCACCACTGGCAGCCAGCGTGACCTTGGGTAAAAACCAATCGCGATTTCCGCCTGTGGCGTTGTCAGACACCACACGCAGCGCACCGGTCAACTCAGACTTGGCCCCCGACTTGACCGATTCAAATTTGCCAGCCACAGGGGTATAGCCAAACAGCACCGCAGTGGACTGCGTGATGGCGCCACCTTCCATGATCTGCACGCGGCCAGTTTCGGTATCTACGTTGTAGTCAGTGCCCGCTACATAGGGATCGCCACCCGACTTGGGGGTAACGGTGATGTCCGTCACATTGCGCACGCCCAGTGGGTTAGCACCAGTTGCACCCAGCTGGTACAAGCGGCCAGGTAGCACCGTGCGCTCCTCACCTGCGACCGGTACTGCTGCCTGGGTTTTGACTTCATGCGTACCCGACAACCACAAAGCTGCGTTCTGCGGGCTAAAGTTGTCGCACTGCAAAGAGCCTGTGCGCTGCACCTGCACCACCCAGCTGCCGTCTTTTTCGCGCAGACCGGTCTGGCTGCTGAAGTGCTCGGCCTTCTCTGTCTCGATGGTCAGCGTTACGCCCGGGCAGTTACCTAATGGAATTTCCCCAGTCAGACGTTCATTGGCATCAAATGGGTCAAAGTAAACGCGGCCACGGGGAATCAGGTATTCGTTCTTTTCATGAATGACGGGCATTGGAATGCTCCTAAAAATAAGTTGCTAGGGCTGACCGTGGAAGATGGCCGCCGTGGTGAAAGTGATTTCGTAGCCGACGTAACCGGCATCGCTGAACAGCGCTTCAGTCACACGTGCCACCTGCAGCTCAGTCCAGCCGCGCTCAGCAACCGTGGGTCGCCAGTTGTGCAGCGCACCGATGGCGGCAGTCAGCCCGGCATCCAGCTGGCCTGCGGCCTCTTCGCCTTGGCGCACCACCAAAGTGATGGACCACTCTGGCTGCAAAGTCACTGCGGGCTTGCGCACCTGCGCTACGGTGGCACCACCCATGCGCACATCTACCGCAGGCACGCTGCGACGGTCTGCACCCAAGGTGGCCCCACGCACTTGCCAGCCCACAAAGGCGGGCAGGTCGCGCAGGCGCTGCTGAATCAAGGGCTCAAGAGCTAGCATCAGTTGACTCCCTCAAAAAAGATGGGGAAAGTGGCCCAGCCCGATGCGTCTGGCACCACTGCGCCATTCACCACACAAAGCTGGCCGTTGATGCACAGGCCCTTGCTGCCCTCTGCAATGCCCGGCGCGTTGGCTACGCACATGGAGACGGTGTGGCGCACGGTGGTGACCACGCCATCCACAAAGCCGTCGTCAGTGCCCTTCTGAAAAATCACGCCAAAGGCCTGCCCACCGCCCTGCCACGTAGCCGTGGCGTTGGACAGCAGCTGGCTGACACCCTGATTAATCAGGGCACCCACGGCAGCAAAGGGAGCAAGGTTGTGCGTCATGCAGTGCCTGCCCGCTTAAGCCTTGCGCTTGCCGCGTTGCAGCATGCCGGGGCGGGTGCACATGAACAGCGGGTAGCTGTACACCTCGGGGCGAGCCCAGGCCTGGCGGTCCTTGTCCACCACCACCATGGCGTACACATCCTGGCCGGGCGTGTTTACAAAGGGCAAAAACTCCGCAGGTGAGAAGCCCACCTTGAACGCATCCGGCGCACCCACGGGGAAGAACTGGCACTTGTCTGCGCCAATGGCCACCGTGGTCTTGTCATCGGTCCCTCGGTAGTTGATGAACAAAATGTTGCCGTAGCGGAAGCTGCCAAAGGCCTGGCCCACGTCGTTGCGCAAGTCGCTGGCTTCCTGCTGGTTCAGGTAGGTGCTGCGTGTTTCGGCATTGCCCACCAGGTCATCAAAGAAGCTGTCACCGCACAGGCCCACTGCATAGGTCTGGCCCGGCAGCCAGGCGCCATGGCTGGCGCGCATCATGCTGCGGATCACTTCGTTGCACTTCTTGCGGATTTCACCACCCTCTGCTGTGGCATTGCCCAGGTCAAAGTTGATCTCTGCTGGCTGGCTGATGCCAAACTGGCCGTACCAGTCAAACAGCACGGTGGATCCATCGGCATCCATCACCTTGCCCTGCACAGCGCCCAGACGCATGTTTTCGTGGGTCAGCTCTACCGCGGCGCGCAAGCCCGTCTTGCCGTCCATGATGGAAGCCAGCTCGTTTTGCACGGCCTGCAGCTCGCTGGTTTCACCAAAGGCGCGAATGTTTTGCAGTTCATGCGCGTACAGCGTCTTGCCACGCGCAATGCGCGTGGTCTCGAAGTACTTCATGGTCCGCTTTTCATTGCCACCCTCTTCCAGCGGTGCACCGCGTTGCGAAGACTTGATCAGCGAGAGCACACCCCCCTTTTCCTCCACCGCAATGGTGGTGGTACGTGAGCGTTCAGGGGTGAAGATGTTCATCTGCCCCAGCAGTTGCGGCACAAAGGGTGCCTTTTGAATGGCTGCAGACAGCGATGTCATGCTGAACGCGGTGTGTGCTGCCAGGAGTGCGAGGTCTGCCATGTGGTGTACCTATGTCTTTCTGGCGCAATCAACGCGCCACAATGCCCACCGAAGCCAGTTGGCCCAGTGCTGCGGTTTTTTGGTTGGTGGTGATGGCGGTGGGCCAGATCAGCGCTGCAGCTTCTATCTCTGCATCGCGCGCAGTGATGACGCCAGGCTTGTCTGCCAAAGTTGCATCTACTTCAGCAAACAGCACTGCAACTGCAACTTGGCTGCCGTCAGGCGTTTCGCCTTGGCCTGTGCCGTTGGTGGGGTCAACAGGCACGTATTTTCCCGTGGCCGTGACCTTGCCCAGCACGGTGCCGGACTGGCGGTTAACGCCTTCTGCAATAGTGACCACTTCGCGGGAGCGGGTGCCATTGGCCTCACTCACCAAGTAGTTGCCGGGGCCGGGACCGAGTTGTTCCATGATTTGCACTCCTGAAAATTAAGGTTTGCTGAGAGGTCGGCTTAGTGGGTGGCGACGCCAAACGCCTTTTCCCAGCCAGCACCGCTGGCTTGCGCTTCAGCAGCGCCGCCCTGTTGGGATGCGGCTTCTACGCCCGACACATTCGGGTTGCCCATAGCAGCCATGGCCGCCGCAAACTGGTTGCCCGCCTGAGCACCAGCCAAGGTGGCAACGGCAGCAGCCGGCGCAGCATCCAGAAAGCCCTTGGCCTGCTCAGCGCTCAGCCCCGTGGCAATGCACTGCTGGGTAATGGCGGGGTTGGCTGCGGCATTGGCATGGCTGGTAATGGCCGTTACGCGGGCACGCTCTGCGGCAGCGCCTTCAGCGCGGGCGCTTTCCAGATCTGCAGAATTTGCGGTGGCAGGTGCTGCTGCCGTGGTGGTGGTCGTAGTGGCACCAGCGGGCGCAGCAGGAGCTGCGGCCGCTGCATTCGCGGATGCATGAGACATGGAGGTTCCCTGTGGTTGATGAGACAGCCCTGCCGCCGTGGAAACGGCAGGGTTGCGCCGGGCCGCCAGTTCAGCCACCACCACATCGACAGTGCCAATGCGGTCAGCCAAACGCGCAGCCACTGCGGCCACGCCCCGGTAAACGCCGGCGCGCGTATCGCGCACGGCTTGCTCATCCATGCCGCGGTGTTTGGCCACGGCTTGAACGAACATTTGGTACAGCCCCTCAATGTCTGCCTGGAGCGCAGCGCGCACGGCATCGGGCAAGGGCTGGTAGGGGTTGCCGTCGATCTTGTGTTCGCCTGCAAAGATGTGTGAAACGGTGATGCCGTCATTGGCCAGCGCGCGGCTGAAGTCCACATGGCGCATCACCACACCAATCGACCCTACATAAGAGGTGGTAGTCAGCACGACCTCATCTGCCGCGCTTGCAGCCAGGTAGGCAGCGCTGGCGGCCATGCCATCTGCCACCGCCACGATGGGCTTGCGGCCACGGGCGGCAAAAATTCGGTCTGCCAGCTCAAAAGCGCCAGAGACTTCACCGCCGGGGCTGTCCATGACCAGCGCAATGGCGTGCACTTCTGGCTTGGCCAGTGCGTCTTCCATGTCGGCGGCAATGTCGTTGTAGCCAATCAGCACGCTGCTGTCGGCGGAAAGCTTGGTGCGGTGCACCAGCCCGCCCATGGCGCTGATCACGGCCACGCCATCCACTACGCGGTAGCCACGGTCAGCGCGTTCACCACGGCGGGTGGTAAACATTTCTGCTGGCAAAGCGGCACGGGCAGTGAGCGCGGCGGCGTCAATCTGCAAGCCATCCACGCCCAGCAGGCGGCCACCCAGGCCGGCGATGATGGCGTCCAGCTTTTGCGGGTGCAGCAGCAGCGGCGTGTTCAGAAGGCGGTCTGCCAGATGGGGATAGGTGCGG